CGTCATCAATCCTATCTTCACATTGTTCATCAGCAACATTAATCTCCAACACGGGAGCACCCAATTGCCTTAAACAATACTCTTTAAATTCAGCTCTACTACCTGGTTGTGCCATTTATACTCTACCTCTATAATATTTAGGGTGCGGAAGCAATTCCAGCGTGAACTAATATATTTCCGTTTACTATATTATAAATTGTTGCCCCTGAACTTACTAAAACATTATATTCATATCTACCTTCAGATAAATCTCTTGTAGCAGTAGATCCCATTGATATTTCAAATATACCACCACCAGCACTTGTAAACCCTACAGTAAAGGTTCCTGAAGGTGTGGTAGTAGCACCAATACCTGCACTTTTCTGCATTTGAGATGATCCACTCCAAACTGAAGTTGTTGTTAATCCTTGAAAATCAAAAGCAACATCAGAAGTATCAACCACATTAAATGTAGCCTTAAAATCTGCTCCTGTATACAATGCTAAATTAGCAGCATATGGAACTCCTGCATTTGGATCAAATGTCAGATTTTTACTTGCCATTGACTAATTCCTTTAATAGAGATTTAATTTCACCAATTTCACCTTTTAAACTAGCAAGATCTTCTTCCATACAATCCACTCTTTCATTCCTTGATTTTTTAGCATTACGACCTACGGTATAATGAGTATAATCTAAAGAATTTACATTAACTATAGAACCAGTTTTAGGATCTCTTGCTAGATCACCATGTCCTTCAATATCATAATGTTCCATACTATGCTAATGCCATCACTCTTAGATCTTTAATTCTAGGAACATAAACCTGACTAGTACCAGTTAATAGAAGTTTAATTCTATAATATCTAAATGCAGGTAAATTATCTATAGTATAAGTATAATCAGAAAAATTTGATGAGGTTAAGAAACCATAATCATTATTTTTATGAACAAATTTATCAGGTAATCCATCACTATCTTGAGCATTAATTATTTCACCCCTATTGTTTAGATTATTAAATCCAGGGAAAGGTGTGAAGATTGGTTCAAATGAGTGTGTGTCACCAATTGCATAGAATGCCCTAATATTTGCATTAGTATGGATATGTCCAGCTAATAATATTTTAATAGAAGTGGCAGGATTTTCTAATCCTATTTCTTTACTAACATACTGACAAG